GACCTTCGCGCCTATCAGGACACTGATCCGCGCACCGGCGAACCCGAAACCCGCTATCCAGGGATCGATCGCGGCTGGGCCTATAATGTCGGCGAGGAATGGCTGAAAGGCGTGGTGCCGCCGGAGCTGCACAAGCCGCTTGAACCTTACGGCAACGAGATGAAGTCGGCGGCGGACCTGCCTCCTCTTCCTGAACCGGTCAAAGCGCGCGCCGCCGATCTGATGGCGACCGGGCTTGAGCCTCAAACCTATGTCGAAGCCTTTTTGAAGGCCTTTCAAATCGATGATGAGGGCGGCTATTTTCGCGACAGGAGCGGCGGCATCATCACGATCGGCCGAACGATGTTCGAGCAGCGTAACGCCCAGGGCGAAGTGCTCGGCCTGAAGGCCGACAAGCGCGGTCGGGGCGCCTACACGCTCCTCCTTGCCGACGCCATCAAGGAACCGGACGAAATTTGGGCGGACTGGGCGGCCGTCAAGAGCGGCATCGTGCTGCGCCGGGCTTACCTGAAACGGGTCATTCTGCCGGACGGCCGGTCTCTTCTGGCCCGCTTCGAATGGACATCGAAAGGCTGGACGGCCGTCACCGGTTTCGACACGACCGAAGCCTATCTCTCGCAATTCAGGAAGGGCGCGCTGCTCTACAGGCGCAAATAAAACGCGCCGTTTCGGGCGGCGCGTTCGGTATCCGGTCTACGGAGGACTCCCGAAAGCCTCGACCGGACACCCACAATATAAGGCAGGAGGCCTTGGTTCGCAAATGGCTGCAGCAACCCTGAGGATCCGCGACGAGACAATCGATGCCGGACTGACGCGGCTTTACGAAGCCGCCGACACGATCACGCCGGCGCTGAAGAATATCGGCGAGCACGAGGCGTCCGCCACGCGCCGGCGCTTCGTCGATGAGGAAGACCCGCAAGGCCGAGCATGGAAGCCGCTCAATCCGCTTTACCGGAAGACCAAGAAGGGCTCGGGCATCCTCAAGGGTGAAAGCCGGTCGCTGTCGCAGATCATCTGGCAACTGGTCGATGACACCTCGGTCGAGGTCGGTTCGAACGAAATCTATGCCCGGATCCACAATGAGGGCGGCGTGATCAAGGCGAAGGATGCGCCGGCGCTGGTGTTCTCGATGGGCGGCAAAACGATCAAGGTGAAATCGGTCACCATTCCGAAGCGCCAGTTTCTGGGTCTCTCCGAAAAGGACCGAGCCGATATTCTCGACATCATCGAGCGCCATTTCGCGCCGTTTGCGAGCGCCGACTGAAAACCCTCATATTTGCCTCAGGACGCGCGAGCCCGCCCCTGCCCGCTTCGTCATCCGTAAAAATTGCCGATGCGCGCCCAGCGGCTTTGAAAGTACTTCGAATTTGATCCGGCAGATGATTGTCACAAGCGATTTGCCGGTTTAAGACTGAAAGCGGCCCGTGAGCCCAAATCGGGGCTCTCTCGCAAGGCGCTTGTGAATGTTTCGCGCCGACCGCCGCTGGCATTGTCGGTGGCATGAAAACATTCGAAATCTTCCGCACCGGCACCCATACCACATCGAAGGGCGAAACGCTCTCTTTCGGTGACGCCGATCTTGGCGCGATCGCTTCGGGCTATGATCCGGATGCCCATCTCGCCCCGATCGTGGTCGGCCATCCGAAGCAGGACGCACCCGCCTATGGCTGGATCAGAAGTCTGAAGGTCGAGGGCGACCGGCTGGTGGCCGAACCCGATCAGCTCAACCCCGATTTCGCCGAACTCGTGCGCGCCGGCGCATTCAAGAAGGTTTCGGCCGCGTTCTATGCGCCGGCAAGCGCGGGCAATCCAACGCCCGGCCGCTATCACCTGCGCCATGTCGGCTTCCTCGGCGCGCAGCCGCCTTCCGTCAAAGGTCTGAAGCCGGTCGAGTTCGACGATGGCGATGCGGTGGTGATCGAGTTCTCCGACAGCGACCTCGTGTTTCGCAATGCCTGGGCGCTCGAAAGCCTTTCCAAGCTGTTTCGCGGCCTGCGCGACTATTTCATCGAAACCACCGACGCCGAGACGGCCGAGAGGTTTTTGCCCGATTGGGAGATCGACGATCTCGCGCGGGCGGCGGCCGACATGCGCGCCGAGGGCCGCGCCCAGGAGACCCGGCCCGCCTTTTCCGAGACCACAACCGAGGACGACACCATGGACAAGACTGCCGAGGAGCGGCAGGCCGCGCTCGATGCGCGCGAGGCCGAGCTCAACAATCGCGAGACCGCCTTTGCGGAGAACGAGCGCAAGCGCCGCGCCGATGACGATGCGGCCTTTGTGAGCGGGATCGTGAAGGACGGCCGGTTGCCGGTCGGCCTGCAGGCGACCGCGACCGCGCTTTTCTCCGAGCTCGGCGACGACGATCTGACGTTTGCCGAAGGAGACGAGACGGTCGAGACCTCGCCGCGCGCGGCCTTCCGCGACCTNCTCGCCAAACTNCCCAAGCCGCTGATGACCGGCGANNNNGCCACCGGCGACGGCCCGGACTTCTCCGACCCGGTCTATGTCGCNAGCGCCATCGAAACNGAAATCGCCAAGGCGGCCGAAAAGGGCGAGNCCCTTTCGCCGGNCGCCGCCGCCATGCGTCTGACGGCGCGCAACTGAGGATTTTTTCATGACCCGTATCGTCAAGACCTTCGTCGCGGCCGGCGCGATCGGCCACCGCCGCATGGTCAAGTTCACCGCCAATGATGGCGAGGTGGCGCTCGCAACGAGCCCGACCGATCCGATCGCCGGCGTCGTTGACTTTCCCTCGGGCGCTACTGCCGGTCAGCGCATCGATGTCGTGCTGTTCGGTCCCGCTGAGGTGGTCTGCGGCGGCGATATCAATCCCGGCGACCCGATCACAGCCGATGCCAATGGCGCGGCCGTTGCCGCCGCACCGGCCGAAGGCGTGAATGCCGAAACTGCCGGCTATCTCCTCCAGGGCGCGGAAAGCGGAGACTTCGCCCGCGCCATCGTTCAACGCGGCACGCTGACTGGCGTCGCGGCCTAACCCAAACCTTTCCAGGAGCATTCAATGTCCGGTCAGCCCTTTCCCGTCGATCCCGTCCTTGTCGGCATCGTCCAGGCTTACAAGAATGGCGCGCTCATCGCCGATCAGGTTCTTCCGCGCCTCAGCCCGCTCTTGCCGCGCGAGCAGTTCAAGTGGTGGTTCTTCGACTTCGGTCAGTTCATTACGCTGCACGACACCAAGGTCGGCCGCAAATCCTCGCCGAATGAAGTCGAGTTCGAGGCGGAGGAGAAGGAAGACCGCACCGAGGATTATGGCCTCGATGACGTCGTGCCGATCGCCGACAGCGCCAACGCGCCGGCGGGCTATGATCCGCGCGCCTTTGCCGCCCAACGCCTGATCGATCTCGTTCTGCTCGACCGCGAGGTCCGCGTCGCAACCCGCGTCTTCGATCCCAATCTCTACGGCGACGACAACAAGGAGACGCTTGCCGGCGCCGACAAATGGACGAGCCCGGACTCCAAGCCGATCATTGCCTTTGCCGAAGCGGCCGACAGCATGGTCATGCGGCCGAACAATGCGGTGATGGGGCGCGGCTCCTGGACGGCGCTGCGCACAAATCAGAGCGTTTTACGGGCGCTGACCCCCTCGGGCGCCGCCGACGGTTACGCCAACAAGCGCGCGGTCGCCGATCTGCTTGAACTCGACGACATCATCATCGGCGAAGGCTGGGTCAATATCGCCAAGCCCGGCCAGCAGGTCCAGCGCCGGCGCTGCTGGGGCAATCACTGCACGCTGTTCCACAAGGCAGGCCTTGCCGACAGCGTTTCGGCGACGCCGACCTTCGGCTGGACGGCGCAGTTCGGCACCCGCGTTTCCGGCTCGATCCCCGAACCGAAGATCGGCCTGCGTGGCTCCGATCGCGTCCGTTCCGGCGAGAGCGTCAAGGAAGTCATCTCCGCGCCGGACCTTGGCTACTTCTTCGAAAACGTCGCCTGAGGCCAGCCCCGCACGCCCGGCGCAGACCGCCGGGCGACACCAATCCGAACGATCAGGAGACCATGATGGCAGGACGGAAAAAGGCAGAGAAGCCTGAGGACGACGCACCGGCGGCAGACAATGCCGCTACGGCAACGAGCAACGACGCCGGCAATGATGCGGGTGATGGTTCCGCCGCACCGGAAAATGTCGGGAGCGAAGGCTCGAAGATGGACACGGCAACGCCCGCCGTTGCGCAGGCGTCTGTAACGGACGGTGATGAGAAGGCGACCGAGAAGCCGGAAGAAACAACGCTGCCTACGGACAAGCCCGGCACAGGTTTGAGCGACTCCCAGGCAAACGCGATCCTCGAAACCGTGCTGGGCACCTCGTCCAGGCCGAACCTGCGCCGCTTCGTGGTGCTGAAGCCGGTGCGCTTCAACGGCAAGCGCATCCCGCGCGCCGGCCGGGTGACGGTCGCCCGCGCCGAGCATGACGAGCTCGCAAGCCTCGGCGCGGTTTCGCCGGTCTGGGATCACGGCATTCCGGTCGAAACGGCGTGAGCATGGACTACGCCACCCTCGACGATCTGATCGAACGCGCCGGCCAGGACGAAATCCTGATGGTCGCCGATCGCGACGGCGATGGCGCCGCCGATCCGGACGTTGTCGCCAAGGCGCTCGCCGACGCGGCAAGCGCGATCAACGGCTATCTCGCCGTGCGCTACCGCCTGCCGCTTCCGGTGGTGCCCTCGCAGGTCAATGGCTGGGCGGTTTCGATCGCCCGCTATCACCTACACCGCGACGGCGCGCCCGATCATGTGGTGCGCGACTGGAAGGCGGCGAACGCGGATCTCGAAAAGGTCTCGTCCGGCCGGATCAGATTGCCGCTTCCAGACGGCGACGATCCGTCGTCCTCGACGTCCGGCGATGTCGGCGTCACGGGTCCGGAGCCTGTGTTTTCGAAGGATCGGCTGGAGGGCTGGCTGTGATCGCGGAGATTGTTGCCCGGCTGAAGGATGCGGCGCCCGATCTCGCCGACGTCTTGCCGGCAGAAGACATTGAACGCCTGACGAAGGCGACGGCGCCGAAGAGCGGCACGGCCTTTGTCCTGCCCTATCGCGAGCGCGCCGAGCCGAACCAGCGCGCCACCGGCGGGCATTTGCAGATGGTGGCGGTCCAGTTCCTGGTCGCGTTTGTCATCCGCCAATACGACGCGCGCGGCGGCAAGCGGGCGCTTGCTTTCGACGATTTCCGCTCCGCGATCGAGCGGGCGCTTGCCGGCTGGACGCCGCCCTCGGCCGAGGAGCCGCTGGAGCTGGTCGGCGGGCAGGCAACGGCCCTTGGCAATGGCGCGAGCATCTATGTCCAAACCTGGCAGACAAGCCGGTTTCTTGAAGGGAGCGACAAGTGAAACGACCGACCAAAGGCGGATGCTACGTCCGCGATCCGAAGACCGGAAAGCTGACGCCGGCGGCAAAGCCGGAACCGAAGACCGAACCGGAAACCCGCTCTGAGGCTTCGGCCGAGACGACGAAGAACAAAGGAGCCTGACAATGGCCGTTCGCCGCTACAAGAAAATGGCCGCCCTGGTGAAAATCGAGGAGGATTATGCCAGCGACGCCGCCCCGGCGGCCGCCAATGCGATGATCTTTTCCAATGTCACCTTCACGCCGCTTGAAGGCCAGGAGGTGAGCCGCGACCTGATCCTGCCTTACCTCGGCAATCAGGGCATGATCATCACCGGGCAATACGCAACGCTGCAGTTCGACATCGAGATCGCTGGCTCGGGCGCCGCGGGCACCGCCCCGAAATATGACGCGATCCTGCGCGCCTGCGGCCTTGCCCAGACCGTGACGGCGGGCGCCTCGGTCGAATACGAGATCATCGAGGACGAGGAAGAGTCGGCCTCGATCTACTTCATCTCCGACAAGGTCCAGCATGTCATGCTCGGTTCGCGCGGCACGGTGCGGCTGAACTTCACGCCGTCGCAGATCCCGCATTACACCGTCACCATGACCGGGCTGATCGGCACGATCTCGGATATCGGCGCCATGCCGGCGGTTTCCCAGGTCGGCTGGGAGACGCCGCTTGCCGTTTCCAAGGCAAACACCACGATGACGCTTCACGGCTGGTCATCGGTCGCCGAAAGCCTCGCGCTCGATCTCGGCAACACGGTCACGCCGCGCTTCCTGATCGGCGACGAGCTGGTGGCGATCTCGGACCGCTCGGTGACCGGCACGGCCGTGGTCGAAGCCAAGAGCCTTGCCGAGATCGACTGGTTTGCGGCCGCCACGAACCGCACGCGCGGCACGCTTTCCCTCATCCACGGCAAAACCGCCGGCAATATCGTCGAGATCGCCGCCCCGGCGGTTGAGATCGGCAAGCCGACGCAAGGCCAGACCAACAATATCGTCAACTACTCGCTGCCGCTTGGCCTCTGCCCGGTCGCCGGTCTCGACGAGCTCACAATCACTATCCGCTGAAGCCGCTTCAAGCGCCCTTCAAAGACCCTTTGAAGCCCTTTCGAAAACGAGGAAGCATCATGAAATTCATCCTCAACGATACCAATCGCTATTGGTGGCCGGTCAAGGTGCGCATGCCCGACACCGACAATCCCGGCAAGTTCGTCACCTATGAGCTCGAAATCCTGTTCGAGCCGGAAAGCCAGGACAGGGCTATCGCCCGGCTTGAGGCGGCCGCCAAGCTGACGACGCCGCGCGAGCGCGTGGAGCATGAGCGCAAGCAGCTCTTTGAGGTCTGCAAGGACTGGCGCGGCGTCGAGGATGATGACGAACACGCGCTGACCTTCAACGAGCAGAGTTTCGGTCGCGCGCTCAATCAGAGCTGGTTCAGGCAAGCCGTTTACAGCGCCTACGCCGACAGCCTGAACGGCGAGGAAGCGCGCCTGGGAAACTGAAACGCGCGGCCCGCGCCTGGGCATTGGCGCGGGTCGGCAAGACAGAAGCGCGCGCGCCGGTCACGGTCGATGACGAGACAGCGGCGGATTTTCAGAAAATGGGCGTGACGGTCGAGGTCGCGCCGGATGCATTTGAGGCCGAGGCAATCGAGATCATGGCGGACAATCGCGACAGCATGCTGGGCTTTCTGGCCGTCGAGACGCAATGGCGGGGCGCTACGACCATGGCCGGCATGATCTGGCTCGGGCTTGATTACAGCGCCGTCGACGTCGCCATGCGCCGGCAGGCCATGCCCGACGCGGTGTTCGCCGATCTTCAGACGATGGAAGCCGAAGCGCTCGGCATCTTGAACGGAGACGCATGATGGCCCAGCCCATGAAAGCCTCCATCCTGCTCGCCGTCGACAATTCGAATGCCCGGCGCGGCCTCAAAGAGACGCAGAGCGATTTTGATGCGACGGGTGCCGCGGCGCGATCCGCCGAACCGCATGTCCAGCGCCTTGTCGAGGCGACCACTGGCCTCAGCCGCGCTCAAAGTTCAAACAGCAATCGCGGTGAGGACATTGCTGCCTATGGCGCTCAACTCGACGCGCTTCAGGCGAAACTCGATCCACTCTTTGCCGCCCAGCAACGCTATCAGCAGGCGGTTGAGAAAATCGATCAGGCGCAAAGCGTCGGCGCTATTTCAGCCAGCCAGGCTATCGATATCAAATTGCAGGAGCGCAACGCATTCAACGCGGTGACGGCGGCGGCGGAGAGAACGGCCCTGGCAAAGAAGAAGGCCGCCGAAGCGATTGTCGGCCGCGCCACAATCGCGCCTGATCGCGGCGCCGACATCGCCGCCTATGGCGTCGAACTCGACAGGCTGCGCGCCAGATACAATCCGCTGTTTGCCGTCACCCAACGCTATCGTCAGGAGGTTTCGGAGATCCGCGAGGCGCAGAGGCTCGGGGCGATTTCCACGGACGAAATGACGGCGGCGATTAGCCGCCAACGTCAGGCGACCCTTGCCGCGATCGACAGCATCAAAGGGCGCGCGGCGGCGGGCGGTCTTTCGGGCGGAAATGACAATTCCTCCCGCTTCCGCCGGCAGAACCTCACCTATCAGCTCTTCGATATTGGCCAGACCGCCGCCATGGGCATGAACCCGGCGATGATCTTTGCCCAGCAGGGACCGCAGATCGTCCAGCTCTATGCCGGTCAGGGGGGCGTCAACATGGCGCTGAAGGATTTCGGGTCGATCCTTGGCGGGCTGACGCGATTGATCAATCCGGTGACGCTCGGCATTGGCGGGCTGACCGCCGCGACGGCGCTCGGGCTTGCGGCCTATAGCTCCTATCTGTCATCGACCAAGGCTGTCGAAACAGTGGCAAGCGGTCTTGGCCGAACGGTGGCCGGCACGGGCGCGGAGATGGAGGCCTCGGCCGAAGCCGGCGCCGCGGCAGCCGGCATATCGGTCGCCTCGGCGCGGGCGATGCAGACCGCGTTCCTGCGCACAGGCCGGATCGGATCTGAGAATTTCGAGAAGCTGATCGGGCTTTCCGATGACTTTGCCGCGACCATGGGCATGTCGGCGGCCGATGCCGGCGACGCGCTCGCGGATCTGTTTGCCGATCCCGCCAAGGCCGCCGACGCCTTGTCCCGGCAGTATAACCTGATCGATGCCGCGACGGCCCGGCAGGTGCGCAACCTTGCCGACCAGAACCGTCTGATCGAAGCCCAGGCGCTGATCCTCGACCAATTGCCTGGGAAACTCGCCGACGCGAACGAGGCCTCGACGCGTCTCGGCCGGGCATGGAAGGCGATGCGGGAAGATGCCGCCAATCTTTTCGGCGCGGTCGGCGCGGGCGTCAATTATGTGATCGATGGCCCTTCGGACGAAAAAAAGCTGGAGCGCCTGCGCGAGCAGCAAGCCGAGCTTTATGAGCGTATCAACCGGCCCGATGACGGGCTTCTGGCCGGGGCTGTGCGCGGCCAGATGTATCGGGACGTCGCGGAGATCGAGCTACAGATCGGCGTTCTCACGTCGCGTTTGAATGCGGCGGACACGAAACGCACCGAAGCCGAGGCGCGCCAGCGGGTAACCGCCGCCTCGACGATCGCGGACGCCTCGCCTGCGCTTTCGACGATCAATCAGGTAGAAGCCTATCGGAACCAGATCGCCGCCCTGCAGAGCGGTATCGGCAGTCTGACGCCTTCCGACATCGATTCCGGCGAAGGCGACCGGCTCAACAAGGCGCTTGAGGCCAAGGAGCGCGCGCTCGACGGCCTCCTGACGAAACAACAGCGCCTCAATGAACTCGACCGGCTGGATATCCAGATCGCCAACGAGCGCAACCCGGTTCTCAGCGCCGAGCTTGAGGCGCGGCGCAAGCGGCTGGAACTGCAGGCGCAGGAAATCAGCCAGACGGAAACCGACGCCGAAGTCCGCCGGGCCTATACCCGCGTGATCGAGAGCACGCTCGCCGGCGGGCAAGCCCAGATCGACCAGATCAACACCGAGACCGAGATCCGCGCCGGTCTCAATGCCAAGGTCGCGGCCGGCGCGCTGTCGGCGGCGGAGGCCAATCGCATCCTGCAGGAGGAATTGCAGCTCCGCCCGCTGATCGCTGCGGCGGCTGAAGCCGAGGGCGAGGAAAAGCAAAGGCTCGAAGCGATCGTCGACGGGCTGAAAGAGGCTTATGCCGCCGCTTCCGCTGAAGCACGCAAGGCCGCTCACGACCAGGCGCTGCTTTCCGGCGATCGCGAGCTTTCGCGGCTTCAGGCGCAGATCGGTCTGATCGGCGCGAGCGAGACGGCGCGCCGGCGCGAGCTTGCCGTGCTCAAGGAACAGCAGAAGCTGCAGCAGGAAGGTTATGGGCCGGATGACGCGGAATATGGCGAGCGCATCAAACAGGCCCGCAAGATCGCGGATGCTCAGTCGTCGCTCGACCGGGCCGAAGGCAATCGCGACGCGATCCGCTCGCGGCAGGAAAGCATTGCCGGCCTGAAGCTCCAGCTTGGCCTGATCGGCGCGACCTCGGCCGAACGCCGGCGCGCGATCGCTGTCGTTGAGGAACAGCAGCGACTGACCCGCGAGGGCATCGCGCTTGATAGCGCGGCCGCTCAATCCCGGCTGGCGCTTGCCGCCGCCGAGGCCGAGGTCGCAAGCGCCGTCGAACGCGCCGAGGCCAGCCGGGAGCGCGCCCGGTCACAGGCCGAAACCATGGAGCAGCTTCGCGCCGAGGCCGCCCTCGTTGGCGCAAACGAGACGACCCGCCGGCGCGAGCTTGCCGTGCTTGAGGAGATGCAGGCAATCCGCCGCGAAGGCCTGTCTCTTGGCGATCAGGAGGCGGTGCAGCGCCTTCAGAACGTCCGCGTCATTGCCGATCAGACGGCGGAACTGGAGCGCATGCGCGACGCCTGGGGCGAGGTCAGGTCCGCCGGCGAAAGCGCGATTGATGCGATCTTCAGCTTCGACGACCTGAAGGACGGCGATTTCGGCTCGATCTTCGACAATCTCACCTCGTCGCTCGGCCAGAGCCTGATGGACCTTACCCTCAACAACCCGCTGAAGAACGCCTGGCTCGGCACCAACTACGGCACGCTTGGCGATGTCATGAACCGGCCGGCCGGCGGCCTGTTTTCCGCGTTCACCGGCCAGAACGTTGGTGCGATGAACGTCCAGGCGGCAACCGTCATCGTCAATGGTGGGATTGCTTCCGGCGCGGGCGGGCTGCTGTCGGGTTTTGCGGCCAATGACAATGCGAGCGGTCTTGGCGGCGGTCTGGCGGCAACCGGCGTCGACAAGGCTTTCGGTCTGCTGGGCGCGACGGAAACCAACGGGCTTTCGGACATCAACGCCTTTCTCTCCGCCGGCGGCGTCGATATCAATGCCGCGCAGACGCAATGGTGCGCGGGCTTCGTCAATTCCGCTCTCGCCCAGGTCGGCATTGACGGCTCGGGCTCGCTTGTCGCCAATGCCTTCCAGAACTGGGGCGTTCAGGTCGACCCTACGAGCCTGATGCGCGGCGACGTTTTGTTGAACACGCGCGGCCTCGGCGCCGGCGAAATGGGCGGCCATGTCGGTCTCGCCACTGGCGCCTCGCGACTGCTCGATAGCGGGCTCCAGCTTCAGATGCTCTCCGGCAACACGTCGAACGGCGTCGGGCTGACCTGGGCGAATGCCGCCGATCTTCAGGTGCGCCGCGCGACCGAAGCCGCCAACGCGCTTTCCGGCCTGGCAGGCAATGCCGGGATCGCCACAGACGGGCTCGGCACGCTCGGCAATGGCCTCAACCAGTTCGGCGGGCTTCTCTCCTCCTATCAGCCTTCGGGCGGCACAGGCGGCGGGCTGCTTTCGGCGCTCGGCTCGCTCTTCGGCGTCGGCGGAAGCTCGCAATTGGATATCGCCAAGGCGAACGTCCTCGCCGGAACAGCTGGGCTTTACGATCGCGGCGGCTATACGGGTCCCGGCGGCGTTCATGAACCGGCCGGCGTCGTTCACAAGGGCGAAGTCGTCTGGTCGCAGAGCGATGTCGCCCGCGCCGGAGGCGTGCGCGTGGTCGAGGCAATGCGGCTTGGCAAGCGCGGCTATGCCACGGGCGGCGTCGTCGAAAACCTGCCGTTTTCGACGCCGGCTTCGAACGACAATGCCGGATCGGCCGCTCGACCGTCGATCGCGATCAGCATTTCGCTTGAGGGCGCTCAGGGCGATCGCGCCATCGAGGAGAAGGCGAACCAGGCCGCCTATGCCGGCATGAAGCAGGCGCTTGCGGAATATGACGCACAGTTCAATGACAAGGTCGCGGCGGCCGTCGATCGGCCGAGGTGGCGCTGATGATTTATCCGCTTGCCGCCATCTTCGATCGTCTGCCGATTTCGGGTTTCGAGCTCGACATCAAGCGCAATGACGAATTGTCCGGCCAGGGTTCCGGCGCCCTGCTTGGCGTCGAACTCGCCCCGCCGCTCTGGACCGCGACGATCACGCTCGGCGATGCACGCAACAATGAGCTGAAACAAGCCGCCGCCCTGATCCGCGCGCTTGGCGGATTGCGCGACGCCTTCATGGTCTGCGATCCGACATCGCTTTTCCCGCAGGCCGACTTCAAGGGCGCGGCGCTCGGTGCCTCGACCATTCATGTGCGAACCGTCGGCGCCGATCGGTCGGTGGCGCAGCTTTCCGGTTTTCCGGCGGGCTATGTGATGACCGTCGGCGACAAGCTTCAGATCACCGATGGCGCGCTTCTCAGCTACCACGAGGTCCGCGCCACGGTCGCCGCCAATGGCGCGGGCGCAATGAACCTGCCCGTTTTTCCGATGCTGCCCTTTTCGTTGACCACCAACGCCGTGGTCACCCTGATCCGTCCCGCCTTCGCCGCGATCGTTTCGCCCGGCGGTCACAAGCCCGGAACGGCCTCCTCGGCGCTGACGCGCGGCGCGCAAATCGAGATCATCCAGAAGAGGAAACCGTCATGATCTATGCCAGCCAGGCAATCATCGCGGCGCTGGAGAATGCCGCCGAGAACGGACTGTCGGAACGCAAGCTCGTCTATGTCCATGCGCGCGATCGCGTCACCGGCCTTGTGACGGGAATGGGCGTCTGGGCCGGCGATGAGGACCTTTCGATCACGCTCGCCTCCGGACTGACCGGTGCTGCCGAGACGCGCGCCTATTATGGCGGCGGCACGCTGATCGATGTCGGCAACATTGTCTGCGCCACCGACATGACGATCCGGTCGCTGACGATCCGCCTGTCGCAGATCGCAGATGTTGCCCAGGCATTATTGCGCACCCTTGATATCCGGCTCGCGCGCGTCGAGGTGCACACGCTCTATCTCGATCCGGCCACCGGCGCGATGATCGGCTCGCTGCTCGATTTCGTCGGCGAGGTCGACAAGGCCCCGCTTTCGACGC